GTCAGGGGTATATTTCCAGAAGTTCTTGTTTTCTTCAGAACCTGAAGTTACTGGCACTAACTTTACTCTTCCACCGTTGATAAACTGCTCTTTCGATTCGCAGATAAATTTTGCTTTTACCATGTTTTTTAATTTTTTAAGTCAATATTCTGTCTCTCCGCTTTCGCGTTATTCGTTTCTTTTGTCCCCGCAATACCCGTAATGAGTACTGCAGCGAATGTGATACCTCCGATTGCATATTGCCAGCTGTTTGGCAATACGATTCCCATACCTGTAACGGACATATATGCCGTTGGCAGTGCGGCAGCTATTGCGCCGGCCGTGTTCCTCACCGCCTTTGCTGCCACTGGCGTCTCGCTCCGCCATTTAGCTATTAGTGTTTTCAGCATATTTAGCGTATTTGGTTACTCCATTTTGTTTATATGAAATAAGCGCCTGGTGTCTGTGTCTTGACGAGTAAGAAACATGAACCCACTGACCCCCGAATTCGTAGATCACCTGATCGAAAGGTAACAACATCATGATCAGATTGAATAGCTTCTTGTTCTCCTCCGGACTTCCTCCCGTAATGTCTGCCGCCTGTCCTGTCAGGTGTTGTGATGATGCCACACCGCCCACTGCTTTGTTTAGTTCCGGGCACCGGTACCCGCAGTTCACCTTGATGGGCTTCTTATATGCAGCTCTCAGCGGATCGAGCACATTTTCCACCAGCGCTGTGAGGTTCTCTTTCACCAGTGCACCCGGAGTATTGTCTATACCCTTCGTCTTTGCCGTTGCGCTGCCGTACATCTCTGTAATTGTGAAATACTTCATTTCTTATCCTCCTTATATTTTAGTTCAGTTCTGATCTCAGCCAGCATTTCTTTAATGTCATTTACCCCGCTCAAGATATTGTCTATCTTCTTGCTGTGCGAGTCCGTCCTGCTCTCCAGATTGGCAATACGCTGTTTTGCGAGTGCCAGGTCCTTTTGTATTGAGAAGTAAGCACAGAGGGTTGATATTACCGCCGTGATTACATATTTCATTATTTCCAAGAAGTTTACGCCCATATTCGTATTTTTTAAATGATAATGCAAATTTAATACTTCATCCTTTGAGATAAAAGGACACCCCTATCTGCTCGCGTTCTTCTCGAGCGTATCGATATGTTGTATCTTTTTCTTGATATCCCTGATGGTTACCGTCTCCTTCTCTGCCGTCGCCTTCGTATATTCAGATATCAGTCTTAGATACATGAGCAATTCTTCGTTTGACACCCCTTCTGATGCCTGTCCGGTATATCCTCCCTGTGCTGCGTTGGACAATGAGTTCCCATTCCCTGCATATCCTCCGTCGTACTTTCCGCCTGTGATGCGTACCTTATCCAGAATGTCCGTTGTGTTCATCAGGCTTATTGTCCCGTCCTTCTGCCCTGCGTCAAACACATCCAGGAACTGTCGCACAGCCGGGTTCCCCACGGCCTTATGATTGGCCACGAATTCATTTTTGTGTACAGGTATCACTCCCGCCACGTCTCTCGGATTCCCGTTATCGGTATATCCGTCCGAGTATCCACCCTCATACAGTCCTGATGCCTCGTCCCTGGTATTCTTTGCTACAGCCAGCTGAACGGCACCTTCTGCCACCGTCGCTCCTATCAAGATACCCTCCATAACCGGGTTCCATGCCCACTCTGCCGCAATCTTCATGATTGCCTCTGCTGTCTTTGCCATCACACTCAGCACCGTCATCTGAAACTCTTTATTGGCGTATTTCTTTTTAATTGCCAGCTTCTCTGCGTCCTCCTGTTCCTCCAGCTTCGTTGTGTCTTTCCCTGCCTTCTGTGCTGCCTTGATCAATTTCGAATATTTATTCTCAACTTTTGTTGTCTCTCTCGACTGCATCGATTGATACAACTGACTTGCTGATGATGCCAGATTACTCACAGTCTGAAGCGCAGCGTCCTCTATTTGTGTACGCTGCTCTGCTTCCGTTTTGGCAATATCCGTCTTGTTTTTCTGATATTTCTCGTAATCTATTAATTTCGCATCATACATCGATTGATTCATAAGACTTTTTTGATCCAGATTCTTTTCTGATTCATACGCTTGTTCTGCGTCCGCTTTTTGTTTGTCGAGTCCTTCTTTCTGCTGCTGTCGTTTGATATCGAGTATTTCTTTTTCTGTATCAGTACTATCTTGATCGTATTTTTTCTCTATCTCAAGTTTCTTTTCCAAGTAGTCAATTTCAGACTCTTTCATTTTATTCTGATATTCTTCTTCGGTGGAAATTTCTCCAGATAGTCTTGATTGTGCTAATGAAATTTTGTCTGAGTTGTAGGCATCATCCAACCCTATCAAGTCATCATTCATATCCTTTTTTCTTTTCTCGTACTGATAGTTCGTTTCCTCAGTGATGGCATCAAGTATCTTATTTCCGGTCTCAGTCACCTTTGCTTCGCTGGCATGATGATTCTTCTGTATATCAAGAATATTACCAAGATGTTTTACCTCAGCCTGATATACACTGTCATGATATTCATTTTGAGTAATTTCCTTTTTGCTCAAAGAGGATTTCAGTTCAGCCAATTGCTTGTCGTAATTCGCATTTTCCAGCTTTTCGTCTTTGCTTTCGTCTTTTTGATTTGCAGTAGCAGTCTTTCTTGCAGCAACTTCTGCCTTTTTTCTTTCCTTTTCCTTTCTATCTGCCTCTTTCGGATCAACATAATCTCCTGTATTTGTATTTTCTTTTGTGGCAGTTTTTACCATTGCGTCCTGAAGATTTTTTTCTTTGATATAGTTGTTGATATTTTCAACCACTTTTCTTTTTTCCGCCAGTGCTTCATTCCATATTTTCTGTCTTTCTTTATCGTGTGCAAGCATCAACTCATCATTTGCCCTTACCTTATTGGATTCGTCTTGTGAATACACTCCACCGCCTGCGCCAAATGCACCGGAAGAATAAGTCCTCTGCGTATTGCTTTCATGTCCTTTCTGGGTCATGAGGTCTTCTCTTCTATTCACAGCCTTGTTCCATGTGTCTGCGGCCATTTCTGCATTTGCCTGCTCACCCATAGCAGCCTTTAGTTTGTCGTACATGGCTTCTGCAAGTGCCATCTTCTTGATGTTTGCCAGATAGGTGTCGATTGCTTTTGTATTCTCATTATATATCGTACCCTCTTTACTGATTGATGCGTGATAGTCAGGTATGATTTTCTTCAAGTCCTCAATCGCCTTTTTTCTTGAATCCAGACTTGCGTTATTGTCATGTATTGTCTTTGTAAGAATCTCTACACGTGTCTTCTGATCTGCATATTTTTCATTAGCTTCTTTCATGGCTTCTGCTTCATCTTCCATCGCCTTTCTTCTTGCGTTCGATTCTATTGCGGCCTTTCTTTGTGACTCACTTAATTCGTTGTTATTTCTGATCAAGTCAACGATAAACGATATTAATATGATAATACCTGCAGTGATAGCAATATATGGATTTGCTATCATGGTTGCCCATAATTTTTTAAAAGAAGCAGCTATAACATTATTCCAGAATGCAACAAGCTTCTGGGCTATAACGTGTGAGTATAGATAAATTGTATATACTACTATCAAACTGGAAAGTGTGGCAACAGTGTATCTGTAGTTGTATAATGTCGATATAGTAAATGCTGCCGCTTTTGCAAGTTTTGTCTCTGCCGACATTAAGTCAAGTGTGGCAGGGAAAAGCTTTTCTCCCAATTCCACACTAATATCATGCAGGGCTTTCTTTTTCTTATCTAGTTGTGCCTGTGATGTGCTATTTTGTTTATCATATTCTTTTGTGACAGAAGTAGCTTTGCTGTATGCTTCTGCTGCATCTATCTGTGCTTTTTTTACTGCAACCACATTGTCAGCGACGGTTGATAGCACACCCACACTTCGTGTTCCGTCTAGGTTCATCTTCTCAAACATTGGTGCCAGTTCTGCAAATCCACCTTTGTCTTTCATGGCTGTCGAAAACTTGATAAGTGCATCATTTCCGTTTGTCTTCAGCAAGTTAACAAACTCCTTGACATCAATTCCTGCAAGTTTCGCAAATTTTGCCGGGTCCTGATACATTTTTATAAGAAGTTGAGATATGGCTGTAGATGACGTTTCTACCTCCTGCCCATTTTGATCAAGAACAGATGCAAGACCCATGATATCCGTCTGTGTTATCTTTGCCTGCTTCCCGGCACCTGAAAGCCTATACGTGAAGTCAAGTATGTATGCTTCCGTTGCGTTACTGTCTTGCCCTAGTTGGTTGATAGCCGATCCGCTCGAAAGCATCGCCTGTTTTAGTCCCAACTTCTTATCATCACCGAACATACTGGCTATTTTACCGATGTTCGTGATAGCGTCCTGGCCCAAATCTTCACCAAGTGCTATTTTTATCTGATTTCCTGCGTCAACGAAATCTAAGATGTTTTTCTTTCCGTCTATACCTAGCTTTCCTGCGTCTCCTGCCAGTTTGTTCAACTCTTCGCGACTTGTCCTGGTGTCCATCTTCTTGAACTCCTCATTCAAGTCCTCAACTTCCGCTTTCGTCAGATTCGTATATTTCACCACCTGACTCTCTGCCTCCTTCATATCCGCAAAGTCCTGCACGGATTTACTTCCGCTGATCCCCATTCCTGCCAGCGCAGCAGCAGCTGTTGCAGCTATCGCCGCGTATTTATTAAACCCTTCGGACAGACCTTGCAGACTCCCTTTCGTCTCTACCGCCGTCCCCTTCAGACTCTTCATTCTTGCGTTTACCTCATCGAGTTGTGCCTTATATTTATTGTAATCCGCAGAATCCGGCGTAAGATGTCTTACGATGTTGTTAAGTTCC